GTGCCATCTGAGTGCGCAAAACTTAGATTGTCAATCAGGGCTCCTGAGTTTGCACCACAAAGAACAAGGCTTACCTCGCGAATAGCCCCATGAATAACCTGTTTTGACTTTTCCTGGAGCTGATTAGCATATATAGACAGGAAAGATATGTCTCCATGAGCAACCAGTTCTTTTGCAGTCTTTGCCGGCTCAGTATCGTTGAATTTACCCCAACAATAAACCCCATCTGTGCGATTCTCGAGCATTGCGTGGCCCAATATATTTGCGGGGTCATTATGAAGGTGCTGCCATACTAGTGGTACGGTCTGACCATCCTGGTGTTTAAACGCATCTTTAAGAATTGTTCTGCCATCAGTGCATTTAAGACCGTTTTTAGTGGCATATCCACTAAAGTCAAATTTTGTTTTGTCCATTTAATTGAACTCCTTTCGAATTTGTTGCCTCTTCTGAAGGCTGTTCTTTGGATGCGTTTAAATTTTTATTTATTAATTTATCAGACTTTGGATCGGAATCTGGTTTATAACCTATAATTGCTCGTATTTCATTGGATGACAATATCTCGTTTCTGGTAAATTTATCTGCCACGTCTGCCAGATTACTTACCGTTACGAGGCCAAATGCCTCTCTAAACCATAGTATAGATTGCTTTTGGGTACGAGCAGTGCGGGTTAAGAATTTTCGCCTAAACTCATAGACGATCGCTGATACAATTAAATTTACAGTGCGATTTTGATAGTTTATCATTGTAGCCTCATCAGCCTTTCCAGTAAAAACCTCTTCCGTTATCCCTAACTGGCTATATAGCATACTCGTTAAATATTGGATTTGGTTCATAAGGTTGTTTTCTACAGGCCGATTTAGTTGGGTTACCCGTTCTGTTCCATCGGTGTATGCAATGCCATACTTTGATCCGGTTAGTTGCATTTCGATGGATTTTCTTCTGGTCTCTGCTTGTTCTCTTCGCGCTTCTGATTTTATAACATAAGGTAATTGGATTATAAGATCAAGTTTTCCAGCGCCACTTTGTTCGTCAATGGCATCCAATAATGCCAACTTCTTTAGAAGTCTTTTAAGTGTACTATTGGGCTCATTCATAACGGAATAAAGAGGATTCTCAATAATTGCCACACTAGTTTTTAACAATGTTAATTCTTCTTGTACTCCAGAGTTTTCATTATATAATTTAACCCTAACGTGTTTTGGAAACCATGCAATAATTTTACCAACACGCATAGATTGAACATCAAATGCTCCAGAGATTTGAGAATCGACAGAGGTATCAACCGGAACTACTGCTACAACACCTTCGTCAAACATCGACATGACTATGTCTTGTATAAAAGACCGATGAGTCTGGTCAATATTTGCTTCTTGGGTTAGGCAATAATTTAAAGAAGAATCAACGTTCTCAATGAATCTCCCATTTTGATCAACCCTGACATGTTGTATAGACACCGCGGACACGTCCAAAGCTATTCGATTATAAACTGAAATTATTACTGATCGTTCATTGGTTACATGTAACCGGATTCTATCTTGTCGCCAAGAAGACCCGTAACCAAGTTCCTGTGTGTTGTTCATGGTAGGATCGCGATTTCGGAAAGCATTCCATGCATGTTTTAATCTTGTGCTCAGCGGTTCTGGCAACCGGATCACCTCTTTCTGTTATTCAAACGCTTCTTTGTTTAGTTTATACGCTATCCAGGCGTCCATCATTCCAGAGACGCTATCGATTTTTTGGTCATACCGCTTCTTCAACAGTTTGCGGTTGCCGTTTGTATCTTCTAGGGTTATTGCATTGCCCATTGCAAATGACATTAATTCCTGATCAAAGATTAACATCCGTTCTTCTGATAATGTTTTCAATTCACCAAGAGGAACTGACTCGGTTTTGATTCCTTGAATTACTTTTTCTATGCCATATGGACCGTTCTCGGTTTCCCATCTAGCAATAAATTCTTTTGCATTATATGGGTCAAATCCAAAGCAACGAACATCATATTGGCTGTCCTCAATAAACTTATCAAGGTCATCAAACACATCCATCATGTCTAGAACCGTACATTCTAATACCATGAGTGACCCCTCATTTATAAATTGATCATATTTTATGCGCATTGCACCTGGAAGTCGCATAAGTGTTAATGACGAAATATAACATCGAGTCTTTATACCAAAGGTTCCATTTGGCAAAGGAAAAAGAAAAGTAAAGGCGCAGAAGTCATCACCCTGCGATAGATCACCACCCAATGCACATGGCATTGACCAGAAATCTCTACGCCTGTGTGGAAGGGTTTCTTCATAAGTAAAGAAATAGGTGTATCCCTCCATTGGAATACCAAACCGTTTTGCCAATATATCATTTCTAGTTGCGGGAGCGTTTTCTGCTCTCTCAACATCAAGTTGATATACCTCATAGGTTACAGTTTTACCAATGTTCGGTTGAGCCTTTACCCACATGGATGGATCACTTACTTCAGCCACATCGTCGAGTCTATAGTACCATATGGAAACATGAGGATTTATGTATTCACCCTTAAGAATATTCATAAGTTCCATCTTAATAGTATCACCCGAACTGTTTCGGACAGTTCCTTCTGAACTCATTGCCACTATTAGATAGTCATCAAGTTTAGATGCTCCTTGTTCGATTGCGCCGACAACGTCTTCTCGAATATCACCCGATAGCCACTCGTCCACGGTTGAAATCTTAGGACGAAGACCCTGAAGCTTATCAATTGACATTGGTCGAACCTCAAGAATAGATCCGGTAAGAAAGTTCTCAATTCCTTTTTTAGTGGATGCAAGTTTAACTCTATTTGCGCGAGAACCAGTTGTATTTTGTAAGGATCCTTCTGTTAGAAATTTAAAGAGTGGACCTCTTGCTCGTACAATGGCAGTTCGTATTGGGGACATAACTTCATCCGCTTGTTTCATCGTAGGAGCGGTTGTTATTTGGTGGGTTGTTGAGGTATCCACGTTTAAGAAATAATTTTGTATGCATGAACCATACATTGACTTGGCTGCACCACGAGCAATAATCAAATATTGCTTATTAGTAAGCCGTTTTTTAATCATTTTACGAACATATATGCCACCATTGTTGTCAGGATTTGGCTCGTAGACACTCCTTTCAACAAAATAATACCAACCAAAAACTTCTTCGGCCCATAATTTAAAAGTGTCAAGGAGTATCAAATCTGCACCATCAGTAAGAGTTAGTTCGTTTTCACAGTATTTTACAAAACCCTCAACGGCATCTTCATCATAATAAACACCTTTATTAGCAATAAGATCATCTATTCGATTCATTTCCATTGATATTTCTTTATTTACTGGAATATTTCCTCTAACAACATCGTCCCTAAACTGACCATAATATCGTGGGGTAGCGGTATTTGATAATCCCATTTAGGCTCCTTTAGTTGTTTAAATAGGTTAGTCACTAGAATACTGTGCTTCCATTTCTTTTATAAAAGCCCTGTTTTTTTGCGAAAGACTATCAAAACTCTCGAGATCATATTTCTTAACAAGTTCCTGAGCTTTTTGATAATTTTTGTTTTTTTTAATATCGGATAATTGCATTTTATTAAAATTATCACGCCAATCCTTATTAAATTTTTGAGCATACTTCTCATTATAATCAACAGAATCAGCATTATGTGTTTTGTTAAAAGCTGCTATTTTTCCGTTATTATACTCGTTGGCAGTCTTATTATAGGCCTCTATCTGTCGTACTCCTTGGCCTTTAACTATATCTCGTTCAACTTTTATCATCGTTTTTTTATATTTATCGCTGGCTTTTTTCTGACCTACAGCAGAAACTTCGCTCGATGATTTGCGTTTACCCCACTTCATACCGAGGATGCCTATATGAGTTAGGGTTTTTGATTTATTTATAAAGGGGTAATCCATAATAGGCTCCTTTGAAATTATGTTAAAGTTTCTTGGCTTTTTTGTCAGCTATTGCTTTATATATCCGTTGATTGACGTCTCGAAGATCATTTGTATTTTGATAAAGAAGGGTCCGTCGAACTTCGTTTCCAAAACTTCCTGCTTGTTTTGATTGGGTATTTGCTCGGTTAGTTATTATTGGGTGAATATATCCGTTAATTGCTACTTTTCCAGCCTCTGATAACCATGCTTTTGGCGACTTACTAGCTCCGGCCGATAACAATGAATCCGTATATTTTTTTGCGGCCTTATCATAATCGGCTTTAGACTTCGCAGACTTTAGTTCTTTCTTGGCTGTTTCTTTTGCTTCTTTTTTAGCAAGATGTTCTTTTGCAAGAGCATCAACTCTAGAATTAACATCTTTTACTTCTTTTGTATTAGAATACACGAGTTCTCGTCTAATACGATCCTTCAATGGACTTGCTTGCTTAGATTCATAGTTGGCCTTGGTCGTTAATATTGGATGTTTAAGAACATTTAACTCCATTTTACCAACTTCTTTACCATATTCTCCAAGTTTTTTGGCTGCTTTTTGACCTGCCACGGCGCCCTTAACAATGTTCTTTCCAACATTACTGGATGCAACTTTATGAAGGGTTGATCCCCTTTTACCCCATTTCATACCAAGAACTCCGACATGAGTTAGGGTTTTTGATTTGTTTGTAAAGGTGTAATCCATAATACTTCTCCTTATACTTATTTTTTGCCGGGTTTTGGCGCTATGAATGAGGCTGCCTCAATGGGGTCAAACTTTTTTGTGACGGCATATTTTATTGCATATAACGCCGCGCCACTGATGATAGTAGTCGCAACTTTTGTTCCGGCCGACTTCATTATATCATTAGTTGCCTTTTTTCCAGCATTTATCTCCGAGTCTGTAAGATCTTTTAATTTCTTTTCTTTCTCAAGACGACCTATTTTTGCAGTTAGATCTGCATCGCTTAGATGTCTTCGATTTTTTACAGCATTTCGCATTTCTTTTTTAATTTGTTTATCTGCAGCCTTTGAATTTGAACCGCCCCCATGTTTTCCCCACTTCATTCCAAGGACACCGACATGTTTTAGTTCATTAAGTGATGGTTTATCCATTATTTCCTCCCTCGACCTGAACTGACAGGCGCCATTCAAATTCGGTAATCATTGCTTTCATTGCATCTAAAAGAACTCCCGTTTGAGGGGGATCAAACACTAGCCGAACTTTAAGATACACATATGTCTTTACTGATTCAAGATCTTTTCTAGTGCCTATAAGATCAGTCCACATTTGGCTTGCATCTTTGACCATAAATCCTTCGGATGGGCCAACGCCTATCTGTGTTAGTGACATGATTGCGGTGTTTATGCACATGATAATATCTAGGTCAAATTGTGAGTAGTCATTATCTAACCCAATAGCTTTTTTTATAGATTTTAAGATACTGTCCATAACCGAGTGTCCCCCTTCTTTCGTTCTTGTGGAAGTCTAATAAGTAATGACGCATCACCATAGTGTAGTGCATTATGGGTATTAAGAATTGTTGTTATTGCATTATTTGGGTCTAAAATGCATGGATGATGATTTTTAACGTCATCAACAGTGATTGGATTTATATGGTGAATAAGACGCCCTTTAATAATTTCTCTATCGAGTATTCCTAAATCACAACCGTTATCTCGAACAATTATATAGTTTCGAAATTGTTCCCATTCTTTTGAATTATATAATATCTGATTTAGATATCGATCAAAGCCAAAAGTAGATCTACCCAAAATACCACCAATTTTTAGATACTCAAATCGTTCAATAAAAGTGGTAAATTTACGAAGTTCTTTATAATATTTAAGCATTATACATCCTTTTAGGCAAAAGGAAAGCCTAAGCTCTCCTAAAACGTTACTTTATTTACGCTTTACTCTTACTGATTTTTTTATCGGTATATTGAATTGTTTTATTTCAAATACTTCTTTAGCCATTACTTCTAATGCCGATAATGCTTCATCGCGATTTAATGCGTCAAGTGTAAGTACAGTTTTAGTGTTACTTTCGTGTTTTCCTTTTAATAAATGTTTTATTGAGTTGCCAATTTGCTTAATTTTTTCGCCTATAGCTTGTCTAGCCTCTGGTATCGCAATTAGTGTTGTAACCGTTAATGTTGCTGCTGGTAATATCACCTGTGTGATCCAAAGTCTGCTGTTTCTGCTTGCATCGATTTCTTTATAAGTCATCTTAAATACACTCCTTTATTTTTAATTTATTCTATTATAGAGTGTGTTTTAGATGCGATAAAATATCTATTTTGCTAAGACTCTACTATCAGTTATCCCACAAACTTCGATTTTATTTGTCTTTTTATCAATTAGATAACAGGCACCACCCGTTGCCGAACCTTGTGGAAGGGTTTTATGTCGTAACGAACAGATATAATATTTAGAACGAACATTAAATGTTTCAATTAAATACTCGGGATAATGTTTTAACATTAAATCCTGAATTTCTTTTGGTGGATTGATATTAACCCCTCCTTCTTTTGGCATATTCAAAGTTTGTCATAACAAAACTAGGACCTTCAATGGTATTCATATTATAATTTAGATCTTTAAACTTAGACATCCTTTGTTCTAACATTGTTAATCCGGTTTTGCTTTTTACAACTTCCCTAATTTTATTAATATTAATCTCGGCGTCGTCTAGCCTAGCAAACTGAGCGCCATTATATTTTTTGCCAAGGAAACTATTCTTAGAAACCGAACCCAATAAGTCCTCATAATTCATCTTTGGATTTTGGGCGTCCTCTAATATAAGTTTCCCTTGATTTAGGCTCCATCCTATAAAATGATTTCCGTTTTCTAGTGGTAATAATACAGACCCTCTAGCCCCATCTGGAAATTGCGCCTTAACTCCACGTTCAAGAGTTGCACGAACGACCGTTGCTTTGTCACGTGGATCTAGGCCCTCACTCCACGATATATTTTTAATAGATTCTGAGTTAAGTTTAAAATATTGGCCCATATGTAAATCATACATGCCCGTTGGGTTTTCTTTTGCCACTACATCAAACCCGCGTTTTCTTAATTCTAATGCGATGGTAGAGTTCCCACAATTCATATATGTTCCCGGCTTTAAATAATTAATATGATTTATACACTCAATATTAACATCTTTTGTTTTTGCAAAACCGGTCTCCAAATCTAATTCTTCTAATACTCTTTTCTTTCCGCCATTAACTAAATCAATAAAGGTATCAGATTTACTAAATTTATAGGCACCATATATTACTAATGCTGATGCTACCGTAATAGCCGCAATTTTTAAATATTTTTTCTGCTTATTGGTTAATCCTTTTTTAGATTCTGAGTCTGTTTGATCTTTGGTTAATTTGTGATTGGTTGAAGGGGTACTAATCTCGGTTTTTGTATGACCCCATTTCATACCAAGAACTCCGACGTGTTTAAGTTCATCAAGTGATGGTTTATTAATATCAATAATCATCTTCGTCACCTCTTTTTGCTCCGGAATAAGTTCGCATGGCATCTAAGGCATTTTTGTAAAGTTCTTCTACATACTTACCAGATTTAAGAGCATCGGTCTTAGCAGTTATTAATTCCACATTCTTTTCAAGAAGTTTTCGCTCAAGTTTTTCTTTTGTTGACGACATCTTCAAGAAATGAGTTAGAACTTGAGAACTTGCAGTGCCGTTTCTAATTTGTTTCTCTGCTGCATCGTATGCTAATGCTGCTATTTGGTTTTCTCTTGCCTCTGGTGTTTTTGCTGGAGGGCTTTTCATAGGCTTGTGCTCAGGTTTTGCGTTGGCGGCCAATGGTTATGCCCCCCTTTCATATGACTTTAGGTATACTTTTAGAGATGTCTAAGACGAAGCCGAGAGCTCTTGAAAGGAGCCCCGGTTCACCATTCCGGAGTAGTGGTTAGCCAACCCTCGGCTCCTGCTTAGGCCCCCCTAAAAATGGGTCTCAATGCCTCATTTTTCCCCCGGAGAATTTTTGGGG